GTTTTATTTGTTAAAGTTTCTGATCCTGCAAGAGTAGTAAAATCATTATCACTTAATGCTGTGTTAAACTGTGCAGTAGTACCTGTAACAGTATTGTTAGCAAGGTTAATTGTTTTTCCTGTAATAGTAGCTGTTCCACCATCTACATAAGCCTTAACTGATTGCTGTGAAGGAGGAAGAACTGCTGAGTTACTTGCCATGTTATCTTCATCAACAACTGACACACTTGGATTAACATAAGGCGATCCGAGATATAAAGATATAGTGGAGTCAGATGCAGATATAGTTCCACTTGCAAAAGTTATAGTTGTATTTGGCGAAGAATAAGCACTAGCAGAAATATGTGTAAATATTGTGCCACTATTTGCTCCAATTATTTTAACTCGTCTGCCTACATGATGTGTTGATGTTACATCGGCAGATATTGTAACAGTAGTGTTTCCAGTTCTTGTTACTGTTGTACTTCCAGAGCCAGTTCCAACTTCAAAAAATTCTTTGTCGTTCCAAACCTCTCTAATGTCTTTTCCATATTGTCTTAATGCATTATCTACATTTGAAGGAGGCATTCCAGTATTAATATTAATACCATTAATGGCTGTGTTACTTGATGCTGTGGTACTATAATCTTTTACTGTCATTGTAATAATCCTTTATTTTGGCTTTCTTCGATAGAGCTCTGTAACAAACCTGTTGCTCTAGGTAATTTAGTTATGTTGCCTGCTTGTAAAAGACTTGGCAATCTACTATTTATATTTGCTAATGCACTAAATGGTCTTGATACCATTCCTGCTTTGTTTACAGCTTCCCCAACAATACGAGGAGAACTTGCAACTAAAGATTTAGCTAAAGTAAATGGCTCTATTAAACCACCTAATGTTAAAGCACCACCTCCACCTGCAAGAGCTCTACCAATGCCTCTTGGCATAAATGATTGCAAAGATTGACCTGCAAGTTGAGGCAATAACATTACATCATCTACACTTTCTAAAGTTTTAACAGCATCTAGTCTGCTACCAAAGTTTGTATTAACTTCATCACGCATAGCTGATTGTAACTTTTTTAATGTAGTAGAAGCATCTGCTTTTTTACCCATTGAAAGTTCTTTCATTAGTTTTTGCTCAAGTTTAATTGCTTCTTCGTAAGTGTTCATTACTTTTGCATAACCTGGAACTTGATCTGTAATTTGTTTTTTTATTATATTTCTAACTTGAGTTACAACCATTCCTGCGTCTCCAACATTTAATCCTGTTGGATAACTAGAGTCTATTTTTCTTTTTAAAACATCTAGTCCTTTAGCATTATGTAATGCAGGATTACCTTGAAAATCTTTAATAATTTTTTTAACTTCATCTAATTTATTTGTTGCTTGTAAACCTAATTCAGTAACACCTTCAAAACTTATAGATTTTTCAAATCTATTTATATCATCTAAAACTTTGTTAAAATCTATTTTAGTTTTATCTAATTTTAATAAATTTTTATCTTTAGAATATTTGGCAAGTCTAGTATCGCCCATTCCTTTAAGAACATTAATTGCATCTTTTACTACAACATCAGATTTTACTTTACCTCGCATGTTGTCAATAAACTTTGTTTGTGCTTCGCCACCTTTTTTGCCAGACTTAAATGCTTGACTTATTGCTTCTGATCCAACACCAGTTGTAGCACCTAAAATATTTTTACCTAAAACACCTGTGCCTTGTATAGCTTTACCACCAAGTTTAAGTGTACCAGATATAGGATCAATAGCAGAGCCAACTTTTCCTACTTTAGAAGCTATACTTCCTATCTTTCCAGTTGTTCCTGCAAGTTTTGGTACAAGAGTTGCTCCACCAGTTAGTACAATAGAAACATCACTTAACAAACCCATTGGATCTGTTGCCATTGTTTTCTTTAAATTTTCTAAACCACCATATCTGTCAGCAAAAAAAGTTCCTACATCTCTAGCAAGTTGTTCATTCCCCTGCTCTCCTGGTTGTATTAAACTAACAATACTACTTCCTAAATCCTTAATACTTTTTGCAGTTTGTATTGGATGCATAAAAGGTTGAGCAATATCGCTAGCAAGTTGTTTTGTACTTGGAATAATATTAGATAAAGTTTGTAATGCTAAATTTTTATCTTCATCAAACTCTTTAATAAATCCTCTTTGATTACCAATGTTTTTAAAATTATTTTTCGTATCTACATTTTTTGGTTTTTTAAAATCTGAAAGTTTTGCCATTATTCTTCAATCCCTAATGCTTGTAAATTGTTATAAATAAAAGTTTTTTCATCCTCACTAATATCGCTGTTATACATATCAAGTAACTGATCGCTGTCTAAACCTGTATAATCTTCAACAGAAAAAATCATTTGTGTTAATTTTTTAGCATTTTCATTTGTTATTTTTTTGTCTAAAGTCATTGACTCAGCACCAAAACTTCCACCTTTCCAATCACGAAGTGATCCCCCATTTTGCATGTGTTCAAACATAGCAACTTTATTATCAATACCTAATTGTGTTTCATCTCTTAGTCTTTTCAATCTAATTATATTTACTTCTTCTGGTAAATATTTATTGAAACTTGCTTTTACTAATTTTCTACCTTCTCCTTCTGTAAATTGTGCACCTAAAGTCGCTTTTAAAGATTGAAAAATTATAGACTCAATATCATCCTCTACACCAACAGATGCAGGATTTAAGATAACTTTTAAAGCAAAAGGCATTGCACCTTCTACTGCACCAGTTAAATTTGGATTATTTTCTAATTGATTTATTACATCATCAAACTTTTTTAAATTAGTTATTTGTCCTTGATATTCTTTTGACATAAAGTTTGCTAACTCTGTAGCTGAAGTTTTATCAAATGCTTCTTGCATAGGAGTTAATGGTTTTTCTCCTTCTCCTAATCCTTGTTCTCCTGCTTTTTTTTGTAAAGCCATTAAATAAGCAAGCTCTGGACTTTGGTTTTCTAATTTATCCCATACTTTTTTTTCATCTTTAGAAAGACCATCATAAAATTTAAAGTTCTTGATAGAAGCTGTATCTTTAGATGTACTACCTGCAACTGCTTTTGCTTCTTGTTCTTTTATATCTAACTCTCTTTGAGCAAGTTTATTAGCAAGATCTGTATTTACATTTTGTTGAGAATATTCCATTCCTTTTGCAATAACTTCTCCTAAACTTTTTGGCATAGTAGAATAACCACTAGCTTCTAAAATACCTCTTGCCATTCCTTTACCAGAAGGAGATGAAGCATAATTTAGTAAGCTATTCATCATGTTCGGTTTAGCAGTTCTATTGTTAGCTGTTGGTATTCCAGGTTGTCTGTTTGATGGTAATAAAGGATTTGGTAATCTTTTATTAGGATCAACATAAGTATTTGGTCTATTACTTCCAGTTGACGCAATAGGTGTTGCTACTCTGTTATTTGGATTAATATAAGTATTTGGTCTATTACTACCTAAAGCACTAAAATTATTTTTTTGAACTTTTGCATTTTGATTTAGTATACTTGCATTTGGATATGTTGGATTAGCAACAGTACCACCACCAAACCTGCTTGTGACAGCATTACCAACATTTTGAAAAGATCCTGTCATTTCATCGCCTCTGTATGGATTTTGATAACTAAAACTATCTCTTAAAAGTGATTGTCTTTGTTTAGGCAAACTGCCCATACTAAATAAACCACGATTATTTGGATTAAGAAATTGACTAACTTGAAATCTTGACATTAGAAAAACCCTCCGAGTAGTCCACCTATGCCTGCTCCCATACCTGCACCGAGTCCAGGTATTTTACTTGCAATGTCCACTCCAGTTAATGCACCACCTAATAAGCCACCTGCTGTATTTCTAAATACAGGTTGCGTATTTGCAGTAGTTGTTGGAACATTTGCTCCAATAGATCCTAAATACTCTCTTAGTTTGTAATATGGTTTTTGCTGTTCAAAATCAAAACGAGCCATAGCATCTTGTATTTTAGCCATATCCATACCTTCTTTAGTTGCACCAACACCTGCTAGTGCTTGAATGTCTGAATAGTCTGCTTGTGCTAATTGAGGTGCTAATGCAGTTGCATTAACCATGTTTTCTCTTTCACGATTATATTGATCGCCAAACACTTGCGTTCCTACTTTGCCTAATTCTCTAGCAAGTATTTCTTGATTTGCTCCACTACCTAATCTGCCTGCTTTAGAGAATTGTGATTGAACACCACTTGTAACATCTCCTGCAATTTGATCGTATAATCCTTGTGAATAAGGATTAGTTGTTGGAGATAAATAATCTCCTTGTAGAATTGAATTTATTTCATTTTGCGAACTTGCAAGCAAAGGATTATTTAATGCTCTTTGTGTTGCTAAATTTAATGAAGCAGTAGTCTCTGGTGCAAAATCAGTATAAGTTTGATTTGGGTAAAAGTTAGGAGTGCTTGATTGAAACAAATTTTGTGCTTGATCGAATGCTTCTGTAACATAAGGTTTAACAAATGCAGATGGCTCTGAACTTGTTGTTGTTGTTACATTTGTTGGATTACTCCCCTTTGACATTATATCTCCTTGCTAAATAAATAAATTTTTTGTTCATATCCTTTTAACTTTCTTGCCCATCCTTTTCGCCCTGCTACCTCTATTGCTTGACAGTTATTGAGTTTGGCAAATTTTTCTATTTCTGTTTGTATTGGCTCTAACCAATTATTCATGTTGCTACCTCCTGCAAGGAAGTAACGACAAATTCTTTTTTGTGGATACTGTGCAACTTCTGTAACGACTGCACTTTCCACTTTTTTATTCCAACTAATAAATAGTTGAAAGCTATTTTTAATTAATCCTTTAAGTATATCATCTGCTGTATAGCAATCATCTAAAGCCTTTTTTATTAATGGCTCAACTTCATTCCATACTAAATGTATATCTTCTTTCGGTACTTGTATAATCATCCAATAACTACATAACCAAAATTCTGATCGGTATTTGAATTACTGGCATGAGTTAGTGTTGCTGTTCCATCTGCTCTAGCTGATACATATAAATTAGCTTTTGCAGTATTTCCATTAGCAGTAATGGGCATAAACAATATTATTGAATTCACACCTATTCTAGCATCTGCTAATGTTGTTGTTGTTTGGTTTTGACGCAAAGTTATTGTTCCTGTTGAGTTTAACTTTCCATCAAGTGTATTATTTACTGTGTTAGAAATTAATCGTAAATGCTGTGAAGCATCTGGCATACTTACAGGAACTTTTAGATATTGGTTTTGTGCCATTATCTTTTACCTGTTGCTTTTGCCTCTACATCAACTCCAGACATTGTTTTAAAGTTGCCTGTTACATTAACTCTTAGTCGATGATACCTTGAAGTAGATCGCATAGGACAATCGCCATTCTCTTTTATATTTACAGCACTTCCTTCTGTTACTGCATTAGCTTGAGAGCTACGAGTAATAGGAGTTACTGTAATTGTTGTATTACTACTTCCATCTGCATCAACTATTGGTCTAGCTGTAATTAATGTACTATTTTTATTTTTAGCACCTTCAAATTCTGTTGTATCTACTGTTGCATCTAAACTTGCTCCAAGAAATTTTCCAAATTTTTTATCAGAATTAAATCCACTTAAACCAATAATACCTTCTCCATAAGCATAAGAGTCTAAACTGTATGGTAAATCATCTATTGATCCAAGAATGTCTAATGCTTCTAAAGTAGTAAATGCTTCTTGCGATGCAGAGTTAATAAAATGTAAGTCTTGGCTACTGCCTGTGCTCCATCTATCAACAGCATAGTTATAACATAATAATTTATTATTAACTGTGCCTGTACCTGTTGCACCACTACCTCTATAAGACCAAATGACCATTGAGTTATTTGGATCTACTGCACTACAGATCCCCTCAAAATTTGAGGTTGTATCTGCAAAGAAAAATTCGTTTACTCTTCCTATTCCAATCGGTGTTAATTTTTGACCACCAGATAATTTATAAAAACCATCTTGAGCTAAGAAAAATATTTCTGAGCCAAATGAAACAATACTTTTAGGTATAAAAGCACCAATATTATCTGCTACCTTAGATAACTGAAATATTAATGGAGTTCCGACA